CATTATAAGAAGTGGACGATACAGCCGTTAGAATTTGTTGAAGCCAATAAATTAAGTTGGTTTGGTTTTGTTATTCTGAAATATCTTTTTAGAATTGAAAGTAAAATGACTTCTGAAGCAAAACAAATTGAAGATTTAGAGAAAATAATACATTACTCTAGGTTAAAACAACTATTTTTAAGCGAAGATGGCAACAACATACAGCACAACGACAATAGCGAAACTTCTAAAACTTTCTGAACGGAGAGTTCAGCAGTTGACGAAGGATGGCATTATTCCTAAAGTAGATAGGGGCAAGTATGAATTAGTTCCAGCAGTTCACGGATATATAGACTATTTAAGACACCAAATGTCAGCAGAAGTATCAACAGATGATATTGTAAAAAATAAAAACAGACTAACATTGGCTACAGCAGAATTAAGGGAAATAGAAAAATCACAGTTGGAAGGAGAGTTAATTACAGCGTTGGAAGTAAAAAAAACTTGGCTACATTATATCAGCTTGATTAAAACCAAATTATTATCTATTCCTAATAAGGCGGCGCCTCAAATGGTTACTGTAGACAATATTGGATTGGCAAAAAGTTTATTGAAGGAAAGGATATATGACACGCTTGATGAAATCTCCAAAGTGGATATTACCAATAGAGAACAAGGGGATGTTGGCGATACTTCAATCGAGCCAAAGATTGATAAAGCCACCACCAAAGCTGACAATAAGTGAATGGTCTGATAAGTTTAGGGTATTATCTCCAGAAGCAAGTTCAGAAGCTGGCAAGTTTGAAACAGCTAGGGCAATTTATCAAAAAGAAATTATGGATGCAATTTCTGATCCTAATATTGAAGAAATTGTTTTTATGTCTGGTTCGCAAGTTGGAAAGACGGAAGTTTTATTAAACACCATTGGTTATCATATTCATTATGACCCAGCTCCTATGTTGATGATACAGCCAACATTAGATATGGCGAGGAGTTGGTCGCAAGATAGATTGGCTACAATGTTAAGAGATACTCCTCATTTAAAACATAATGTTGCAGAAGCTAAAAGTAGGGATAGCGGAAATACAGTTCTACATAAAAGTTTTGATGGTGGGCATATTTCAGCTTGTGGAGCTAATTCTCCTTCAAGTCTTGCTTCTCGACCTATTAAGATAGTATTATGTGATGAAGTGGATAGATATCCACCTTCTGCTGGAACGGAAGGCGACCCAGTCTTACTAGCCAAAAGAAGAAGTGCAACTTTTTGGGATAGAAAATTAGTTTTAACTTCTACTCCTACTGTCAAAGGTGCTAGCCGTATAGAGTTGGCATATGACAATACGGATAAAAGAAAATTCTATGTTCCTTGTCCAAAGTGCAACAAAACGCAAATATTAAAGTGGTCGCAAGTCGTTTGGGAAAAGAAAGATGCTACTACTGTAAAGTATCAATGCAGTGAATGCAGTTTTAAGTGGGATGAAAGCCAACGCATTATGGCTATCAGTAAAGGAACTTGGAAACCCACAGCAGAGGGGAACGGAAATAATATAGGTTTCCATTTGTCTGGTCTATATTCAGTATGGATGACAATGGAAGAAGCAGTTAGGGAGTTCCTAATTGCTAAAAAAATGCCAGAAACACTCCGAGTATTTGTTAATACTTACTTGGGCGAAAGCTGGGAAGATGAAGGAGAACAGATAGATGAAATCGGAATTTACAATCGTAGAGAAGATTATCTATCATCTAAAGTACAACAGGAAATTCCAGATAGTATTGTTGTTATTACTGCTGGTGTTGATATACAAGATGATCGGATAGAATTTGAAATAGTCGGTTGGGGCAGAGATGAGGAAAGCTGGTCTTTAGCTTATGAAAAGATTTATGGCGACCCTACAAGTCCTCACATTTGGAAACAACTTGACTTAAAACTCTTACAAACATTTAAACATCCAGCCGGAATACAGTTAAGAGTCGCAGCTACTTGCATTGATAGTGGTCATCATACAAAATCAGTTTATCAATTTTGTAAACCACGATACGCAAGACGAGTATTTGCAATTAAAGGTATTGCTGGCGAGGGCAGACCAATTATTGGCAGACCAACAAGAAACAATATCGCAAAGATACCTTTGTTCCCTGTGGGTGTGGATTCTGCAAAAGAATTGGTATATTCAAGACTCAAAATAAAAGAGGATGGTGCTGGGTATTGTCATTTTCCTAAAAAATATGACGCAGAATATTTTATGCAATTAACAGCTGAAAAGATTGTTACAAAATATCATAAAGGTTTTCCTCGTCGTGAATGGGTAAAGATAAGACCTAGAAATGAAGCATTGGATTGTAGGACCTATGCAGTAGCATCTTTTGCTGTTTTAAATACGGATATAAATATGCTAGCAGAGAGGTTGGAATTACAAATACAAGAAAGCGATAAAGTGGACAAAGATAATAATAATCAGTATGTATTAAACAAGAAACCTATTAATTTTGTGGAGTCGTGGAATAAATAAAAATGGTCAACCTATTTACTACAATACCTGAAAAAGAACCTAGAAATATATTTAAGGGGGAAACTATCGTATGGAAAAGAACAGACATAGGCATTGACTATGATCCTTCAAGTCATTCAATGACTTGGGAGGCTTCAAGAGAAACTGATGGTTCAGTAAGATTTTCAGCAACAGTAACAGAATCAGGCACAGAATATACATTTACATTAGATAATTCTGCAACTGCCAGCTATACTGCTGGAGATTACTTCTGGGTTTTAAAAGTAACTCAAACCAGCGATGGCGAAACTTTAGTCATCGATTCTGGCAAGATGACTGTCAAAGACAATTTTTTTGCAACGACAGGAGATACTAGAAGCCACGCAAAAATAATGCTGGATAAGATAGAAAGTATTTTAGAGGGTAAAGCTGATAGTGATGTTTCTAGTTATAGCATAGGAAATAGGAGTTTGGCAAAAATGACACCAGAAGAATTAACAAATTGGAGAGATTATTATAAAGCAGAATACAATAGGGAATTAAGAAAAGAGCAAATAGATAGAGGCGAAGGTACGGGCAACACAATTAAAGTACGATTTGATAAGGCAGTATAATGGCATTTTGGGATAGGTTTTTTAAGAAAAGAAAAAGAAGAAGTTTTCAAGGTGCTAATACAAATCGTTTAATGAATGATTTTTTAACAACCACCCTTTCAGCAGATAGTGAAATTAAAGGAAGTATAAGAACATTAAGAGCTCGTTCAAGGGAATTAAGCAGAAACAATGCTTATGCAAGACGATTTATAAATTCCTATGTTGATAATGTTATTGGTCCTTATGGTGTCCATATGCAAGTTAGAAGTAGAGACCCAAATGGAGCTATAGATACATTTGCCAACAACATTATTGAAAAGCAATTTAAGAATTGGTCTAAATCAGTAACAGCAGACGGAAAAATGAATTGGTCTGAAGCTCAACGATTATTTGCTGAAACTTATGCAAGAGATGGAGAGGTTATAGTTAGATTAATAAAGAATTTTGATAATGAACATCATTTTGCTATTGAATTTATAGAAGCTGATTATTTAGATACGGAATTAAATGATCACAACAAACAAATTAGGATGGGGGTTGAAAGAAACGATTATGGAAAACCAATTAACTATCATTTTTTAAAATATCATACAAGTGACACAGCTTTTCCAACAAAGGAACATTATGGCACAAATTATCAAAGTGTTCCAGCAGAACAAATAATACATTTCTATCATCAAGAAAGACCTCATCAAACAAGGGGAGTTCCACCTCTTTCTTCCTGTCTTCGTGATTTAAAAATGCTCGATGGTTATATGGAAGCAGAATTGGTCGCCGCAAGAGTATCAGCAAGTAAAATGGGTTTCTTTAAAAGTGGTGCTGCAGATGGTTATCAAGGAGAGGATTTAATTAACACAAACAGTCCTGTAATGTCTGCTAGTCCAGGCAACTTTGAACAACTGCCACAAGGTATGGAGTTTCAAACATTTGATCCTCAACATCCAACGACAGCGTTCAAGGATTTCACGAAACAAGTTCTACGAAGCATAGCAAGCAGTTTAAGCGTTAGCTATAATACTTTAGCCAACGATTTAGAAAGCGTAAATTATTCTTCTTTAAGGCAAGGGGCGTTAGAAGAAAGAGATCATTGGAAGTGCGAACAAAGCAAGATTATAAATTCTTTCCATAGCAAAGTTTTTGCAAGTTGGCTGGAAATGACTTTATTAACTGATTTATTTAATGGACTTCCGTCTAGCAAGTTCAATAAATTTAATGTTCCTGTTTGGAAGCCTAGAGGTTGGCAATGGATTGACCCTAAAAAAGAAATTGAGGCATTACAGATTGGAATGCAAAATGGATTTATTACAATGCAAGATGTTCAAGCAAGTTATGGCAGAGATGTTGAAGATGTTTTTGAACAAATACAGGTAGAAAAGGAAATTGCAGCTGAATATGGTATTAATATGAACTTTGAACCTTTTGGCAAAGAATCTTCCAAAGAAGTACAAAATGAAGATACGGCTGGA